ATATATAACTTACTGTAGGTTCTGTAGTTTGTAATCTTTTTTCCGTCTTGCATTCGCAATCCATAAAAAAAATTAATGGGTTGTTTAATCTATAAAGGAGATACAGTTGGCAACAATTGATGAAGCGGGAACTTCTCAAACTACCGAACCTACTACACAAACAGATAGTAAAACTTATGTCTGCAATGGATGTAAGCAAACTCATAAAAAGGGTTTCAACTATCGTGAACACAGAGAGATTAAAACTCAAAGTGGCGAATATGTAGCTATTGAGCCGTTTGTGTATTGGTCTGTTTGTCCACCTTGTGGTAAGAAAGCAATTAAAGCTTTAGCTACTGCTTAACAAACAATTAATTAAACTGTGGGTTATTAAGTTAGCCCGCAGTTTTTTTTATAACTTTGTATCAGGTACTAAATATCAAACGAGAGATAATATTGTATTTTTTTCTTCCGTCTGCTTACGCAACCGTAATAAAAAAAAGGGAGTATATATGAGTAATGAATGTATATGGTGTGGTAAAACAGATAAAAAGTTATTTGTTTGTAGATGTTATGAAGGTAAAAGATTTAAAACTATTAACTGGAGTTATTTATATAACAAATATAAAGATTTAAATAATATTAGAAAAAACTTTTTAGAAATTAAATGGACAGAATATATGTATTATAGATATGTATATAAATATTTTTGGAGAATTATAGATAAGAAAGGAAATAAATGAAAACTATACTATGCGGATACTGTGAACAAGAAGTTGACATGTCTAGAAGATATTGGCACAACTCTAAAGGTAAATGGTATCCACTCTATTTACACAATTCCTGCGGTGTAAAAGTTTTTGAACTAGGCGAAGCCAATCAGATTTGGAAATACCACACAGTAGGAAGGAAGCGAACTGATGTTGCTGTTAGTAAGGAAGCAGAACAAGCTGAACACAAACAACAACAGTTTAGTCTATAGAGCTAAGTGGCTAGTATCCCCTTTCTAGCCACAGTTCGCCTTATATAAAAAATTGACTAACAGGAAGGTAATAATGGACGACAATTTCAAAGGACCTAGATATTTCTTTTTGCATTCAGGTAGCCCTAATCAAAATATGGAATATATGCCACATTTTAATAGAAGTGGCAGTGTGATAGTAGTAACAGATTGTGAATGTACAACGGGAAAAACTATTAGATATTATTTTGATTGGTTAGGTGATGACAAAGATGAGGATAGTTATCGAACACTTATCGAACAAGATTTAATAGGTAAATTTAATAACAAGTTTATACATTGCGACTTATGCGAAGAACGTATATTAAGTGAGATAGAAGCAGACTATGTTTAGTCTTTTTTTTTCTATCTTGCTTTCGCAATCTATAAAAAAAAATGGAGGTAATTAATTATGTCTAAATTTGTAGACAGTAGTTTATTGGAGGCTATTAATAAAGTTATAGCTTTTGTAGACGATAAGTATAAAGCAGAACAGATTATGCGAATAATCAAACAATCTGTTGTTGATAATAGAGAAGAACAGTGTGCTGTTGATATTGATAAAGACCTTGAGTTTTTAGGTATGGATACAGTAACTGAAGAAGAACTAGCATTCTAATAGGAAGGAAACTATGGAAAATACAGAAAACACAACTGCAGATACAGGTAATTATGAGTTACCGATTTGTGGTATAACAGGTAAACCATTGCCATGGAATAAGCGACTATGGATTTCTACTTACATTGACGGTAAGTTAGAACAAATCCCACTTTATCTTGATAAAGATGAGGTACGTGCTTTACACAGGCAATCACCAACTTACAAAGCTAAGAAAGGTGAATCTTCTGATACCGCAGTCAGTGATACCAATACTGATACTGAGGTAGAGGAAGTAACAATGGATAGTTTATCATAACTAACCCTTGTATACGTATAGAAGTTGTGCAGGTAGTTCATCTGCTTGCACAGCTTTTTTTTGGATTATGGAATTAGGAAGGAATATCAAACGATGACGATACAAGATAAACTTGATAGTTTAACTGAACATCAATTAAAAACAGTTATTGTATGGACTCTTAACGATTTAAAGTTTTGGGGTGCGCCCGAAACTGCAGCAGTTAAAGACATACAAGTATTCGCTAGAATGCTTAACGAAGCAGTAGAATATCAAATAACTAAAGCTATAAATTCAACTATAAAGGAGGAAGAATGAGAATGTATACTGATAGTGCAGATGCGATTAAAGCATATGCAGAAGAAGTTAATTTCGATTATAACAATGTTGATGTAACTGAACATCCCGAAGGTGAAGAATACCAACGTGGAGGTATTACATTTGCGTTTAAAAACTATGTAGGTGACAATATGTCAGTAAAAATTATACATACGTGGTTAGACGCATTTGATGTGACATTTGAATCTGACACAAAACCTGCTGATACATTAGAAACTATTTATGCAGGTGATTTAATGGAATTGTTACGTGGTTTACGTATAGCAATGACAGGAGTTACACATTCAGAATGGAAGAAATTATTATTTGAGGAGGAATAATGGATGTAAAACAAGCTATAAAAGACATAAATTTGCGTTTAGAGGCTTTAGGTAGAATGCAATTAATGGTTATGGAAGAATTAGGTGCTAAAAATCCTAGATTTCAAACTAAAGCTATTTCGCAATTGTTGGCTATAGATGAAGTAAGAGAAGGTTTTACTGAACATGTAAATAATGACCCGGAAGTACCTGATGCAATCAAAGTATTTATGATGGGTTTAAATGAACTTGTTAAAGAGGAGGAATAATGGATGTATTAGGTTATATGACTATTAGTGCTAAGTGGTTTACATTAGGTTTAATGTTTACTGCTATAGCAATACTTGTATGGTTATTTAAAGGAGAAGAAAAATAATGAGTCAAGTAGATAATTTAATGCGTATTATTAAAAAACAACGAATAGATATTGCATATGCTATAGAGTTGATGACACCCGAACAACAAGCAACCTTTTACGAAGGTGTAAGAATAATGGATAAAGCAATTAAAGAATATGAGGAGGAATAATGCCTAATTGGACTTATAACAGTTGTGAAATAACAGGTAGTGTTGATGATGTCAAAGCATTTATGAACACTATTACTGATTATGACAAAGAAGAAGTTATATACAATTTTACGAATTGTATGCCAATGCCGGACGAGTATAAAAATATGCACGAAGGTGCAATGACTATTGATGAAGTACGTACAGACGTATGGTATTCAGATGAAGACGGTATAAGACCCGTACTTGACATGGTTAAAGATAAACTTAAAAAAGAATATGGTACTTATAAACCTATTGAATGGCAATATCGTCATTGGGGTACTAAATGGGGTGACTGTTCAACTGAATTAATCTCTGATGTAATAACAAAAGGTAATAGAGAATTACATTTTAGATTTGAAAGTGCATGGTCAGAACCATTTTTCTTATTAAATCATATAGCAAATATGTTTAATTTAACTATAGTTAATACATGGGATATTGAATTAGGTAACGGTGACGGTACTACACATTATCCATGGGATGAAGATTACTTAAATAATAGCATTGAAGAAACTCACAAAATGTTTGATTCTTTAAATGATATGTCATTTGACTAGAAAGGAAACTATGGTAGAAGAACAACAAATTGAAAAATTAGCTGAGGCATTGAAAGTAATATCTGAAGCTTTACAATTATTAGATAAAAGAATTACAGATAATACTACTTTGATAAGCACTATTGCAGGTATTGACATAGAAGCTATGCGTAAAGAACGTGACAAAGATGAATAAATATAAAATATATTTTATTGGTGAACGTACATATAACGCATCTAGCGAAGATATGGCAATACAAATGGCTGAACAACATTTATCTAACATTCCAAAACAAATGAATATAGATATATCAGGAGTTAAAGAATTATGAGTGTATATGAATATGTTGACGAAGACAGCAAAGTAGATGAAAATAGTTTGACTGTTGATTTTTATTTTGAAAGCGACATTGACCAAGATGAAGCAATTAAAATAATAGATGATATGGTTAGTAACACAAACGATTATTCAAAACTGATAGGACATAAACCAACAATTTATGTTAAATCACCATTCAATGCATAACCATTGAAACGCAAACGAATAGAAAGAAGGTATAGTTCTTGTAGCCCAACTAGTATCGATACTATACTTTCTTTCGTTCGTTCATTTGCCCGTCCGAAAGAAAGTGTTTTTTTTTGGATAGGGAATAAGTATTCACTATTAAACGAGAAGGGATAAACTATGGATGACTTAGAGTTCAAACATATACATGCACATAAACCAAATACGCAAAATTATATTGTGACAGTCGCTTATTTACAAAACGATAGTCATGAAGATAAATTTGGTTGGGATAGTGGCGAAGTATGGAAAGTAGATATACAAGCTATTGATAATATAACAGCTATACAGAATGCTTTAAAAATAATTGCTATAGAACGTGCTAATAAGATGACTGATTATGTATCTATGTTAGATGATGAAGTAATTAATACTAAAGAAGATGTACTAAATATACAACGCAAACTAATAGAAACAAATTTATTTACTGAATGGCAACTAATAGAACCCACATCTATTCAATGTCATTTAGCAAATGATGAAAATATGCTGTTTGATATTACGGCTAACAATATTGATAACCATATATCAACTACAGCAGACCAAGTAGAAAAATACCTGAAAGGATTTGAAGATGGTAATTCAACAGAATCCACCTAATCCAAACAATAGTGCTAAAGGTAAAAAACCGTCATTGTTGACTGATGACGTAGTTAAACACTTATTAGCAAATCCAAATGTATGGTTCTTAATAGGACAGAAACATAAATGGATTAGTGGTATCAAACAAAATATTGAGTCAATGACTCAACGCAACATAGAACATTTATCTAACAAAGGTAAGTTCGAAGTTGCACAAAGGAAAAATAGAACTGATGATGTAATAGATATATATTGTCGGTTCGTAACTATAGAACAGGAAGAAGAATAATGGAAAAAACAATCGATTGCTGGAAATTACTCAATGCTGTATTGGGTAAGTCTAGACGTATATTATTATATGGTCCACCCGGCACAGGTAAAACATACAGCGCAGTAAAACAAAACCCACCATTGGATATGAATGGTGAACCAAACGTATACCAAGTTACTATGACAGAAGATACTGCTTCTGCTAACTTAGAAGGCTTTTATAAGCCAAGTTCAGATGGTGGTTTTCAATGGCATGATGGTATAGCTATACAAGCATGGCGTAATGGTGGTAGATTGGTTATCAATGAGATAGACCACGCTTCACCTGATGCAATGACATTTTTGCATGCCATATTGGATGACCAAGACATTGCTATGTTGACGTTAAATAATGATGATAAGGAAACTGTAAGACCTGCAGAAGGTTTTCAGGTTGTTGCTACAACTAACAGTCCACCTGAATCATTACCACTAGCACTTAAGGATAGATTTCCTGTGAAAGTATATGTCGATAAAATACATCCACAAGCTATGGCTAAGTTTCCAGACGAATGGCATAGTGTTATTACTGATACAACACTTATTGATGACCCTGAAGAAAGGGTATCAGTTCGTGCATGGTCAGAATTCTTTGACTTACAAAACAAAGGATTTAGTATAGATGTTGCAGGTAAACTTATCTTTTCAGATAAAGCAGATGATTTACTTGATGCTATACAACTAAGTCAGGTCGACTAATGTACGGTCATAAAGCATATCCCTATCCACAGATAGTAACTAATGAAGAATGGGAGGTATACGAAACTACCGACCGTGACCCATCACCTAGAACAGACAATCTTAATAGAAAAATGTATGTTCCGTTGGATAGGGAATGTAATAAATGTGGTATTAATCACAGCAAATACATTCGTAGACACGAGTTAGGTCATGCTAAATGGTCACCTAAAACTATGGGTAAACTAAGACCCGGTGTTAGACAAGATGCAGTAGAAGTATTAGAAGAAGTAAGAATTAATTACTTACTTGCTAAATACAATTTACCCGTAGATGAATATATTGAATGTGAAGATATGTTCAATATGAAATTTATGGATATTATCTACAATAAATCTATTGCTGATGTTATATTATTTGGCATAGCTTGTCAATCATATGTACGTGATGGATATATCGAAAGTACAAAACAAGCACAAGCAATATCTAATATAATACGTGCAGTTGTAGATAATGCTAATGACATATCACCAATGCGTAAAGCAGAACTTAGTTTTGCTATTAATCAGATTAAGAATTTTGCTAATAAAATTACTTACAGTAGAGCAGGTCAGAATCCTAGTTATCGTAAAGTACAAAAACTAGCAAAAGATTTATCTGAAATACTAGATATGTTTACAGAATTACCTGAACCATATGAACAACCAAAGCAGAAACATAATGCACCCGGTATGGATGAAGAAGAATCTGAATCTAATGAAACAGGTGATGTAAACGATTTAGAAAAACGTATGCGTGAAAAGCTATTAGAAGACATGGCATACATGTCAGGTCGTGGTATAGGTTATTGGGGTGAAATGACAATACATGAACCACCATTAACTATTAACTTACAAGCAAGACTGAAAGGTAGTCGTGCATATAGACCTATGGATTATGGTTATAATCCTAAATACATTAATCGTTATTGTATTGATAAAAAGATATTCAAACAAAAACAAAATGTAAAAGGTGGAACAATATTAATTGACGCTTCAGGTTCAATGCGTTTTGATGGCGATGACATATTAGAAATTATGACTATATTGCCTGCAGTTAATATTGCAATGTATAACGGTTATACATCTAACGGTGATTTACGCATTATAGCTAAAAATGGTAAACGTGTAGATGATAATTACTTAGATAAATATAGTGGTGGTGGTAACGTTGTTGACGGACCAGCATTAGAATGGTTAGCCACTATGCCTGCTAGAAGAATATGGGTATCAGATATGAAAGTATTTGGTGGTTCAGGTGACACTGCAGGTGCAAACTTACTAAGGGATTGTTATAAGATATGTACTAAAAACAAAATTATTAACCTCAAGGATATTGAGGAAGTAAAGGAATATGCACTTAAGCTAAATCAAGTGCTATAGTGGTAAGGAATATAGTAACACGCAAGTGTGCCTGTGTTTCCTTTCCATAGGTCAAGCTGTATTTAGTAGCAGAATAGAGTGCAGGGAGAACCTGCAACGGGTTTACTTCAAATAGTCAACAACAACCTATAGTGAACACTGCTACGCTTACCTTATTTTTTTTTATTTAGCAAAGGCTTGCAAGAGCTAAGTGACGAAGCACCATTTGCGGTGCGAGGAAGCGTGCGATTGCGATGCCGGGCTAAATATCGAGTAAGCGATGAGATAATCAGGAGGTGAATAATCTAAATTCTCAAGTCAATCTATGGATAGCTACGTCTAGGAGTTATCACCTAAACCAATCAACATAGTAACTAGCAAAGGAATGCACTTACTTGCGAGGTAAAAGCGGTATTTAGTCATACTTGAATTAAATATCGAGTTAGGTGTCAGTTCTATTAGCTGATGATTAGTAGATTCGTAGCTACGAGTAGATAGTCTGTAGCACATAGGAAAGATATATCTCTATTCTGGTATATTTTTATAATTCAAACCTGTGTGTTACAGACTATTTATTTTTTTGATAACCTTGACTAAGTTACAATATCAAACTAGAGTGAAAAGTATGAATATAGATGAAATGCTTGAAGAAGCAGAAAAAGGAAAGAATAGTGCCATATTTAAACGTATCACAAAAGAAGCCGAACCATTTTGGCTAGGTTGTGAAGAACGTGTATTGGCTGGTAAAACAATAAAACCATACGTAGTGTCAAGATTGTTGAAAGAACATTTTGATGTCAAGATAAGTGAAACTGCAATACGGAATCACTTCGCTAATTTGTTGGCTAATAATGTCGAATAAAAAAGACATAGACAAATTGTTCTTGGAAGCAGAATCTAAACAAATCCAAGAACTTAAAGCTGACAATCTCAAACTGCTTAGGCAATTAGATAAAGCTAAAAATAAAAAAGCTGATTTAATAGAAGCCCTATATCAAGCAGTATCAACTAACCTAAGAACCTGGGATAAACCTTCTATTCCTAAACCCGTCAGTAAGAAAAGAATAAAAGACGAGGAAACTGCTGTAGCTATACTATCAGACGTGCAGCTGGCTAAAGTAACGCCAGATTATAACACAGAAGTAGCTGAAGAACGTGTTATTAAATATGCAAATAAGATAGTTGAGTTGACAAATATACAAAGAAATGCACATAGTGTACGTAAATGTCACGTATTAGCTGCAGGAGATATAGTAGAAGGTGAGCTTATATTTCCAGGTCAAACACATTTGATTGATGCAAGTTTATACAATCAAGTTACAGTTGATGGACCTAGGATATTGACAAAGTTCTTTGACATATTACTTGCTAATTTTGATGAAGTAGAAGTTACATGGGTAATTGGTAATCATGGCAGCCTTGGCGGACGTGCAAGAAAAGACTATCACCCTGATAGCAATGCAGACAGAATGCTAGGAAAGATAATGTCAATGGTTTATGAAAAAGAAAAAAGGATTAATTTTAATATACCAGACTCTGAAGGTGATAATCATTGGTTTGGTATAGCAGACATAGGTAATGGATGCAAGTTTTTTGTATGGCACGGAGATAATGTTCGTGGTCATTCAGGATTTCCATGGTATGGCTTTGGTAAGAAGCTATTAGGTTGGAAAGCATTAGCTAGTAGAGGTCTTATGCCAGACTTTGATTACGCTATTGCAGGACATTTCCATACGCCTACAACAATGTACGTGAATGACATACGTTTGTGGGTTAATGGAAGCACAGAAAGCTATAACACATATGCGTTAGAACAATTAGCGTCAATGGGTAGACCATGTCAATGGCTATTATTCGCAAAACCTGACCATGGTGTTACAGCAGAATATTTAGTAAAACTGTGATAAATAAAAATATACTATATATAATATAATTATGACACATAATAATGTCAAGTCTAAATGGACATTGACTAGTATAGAATACAGTGGCTTAGGTGATAAGCCATACTTTATACTAAGCAATGAACAAGGTGATGTTAAGTTAGTTCCTATTACTAGAGGAGTACATAACTTAAAAGACCTATTAGACTTAGAAGAAGAATAATATTTTTTCTGTCTGTTCCTTACGGTACAGACAAGAAAAAAAAAGAAAGGGAATGTTATGACTAATAACGTTGACTTGCTATCCCCATTTCCACAGGAGATAGTTCGTAAAGCACCCGCAGGTAAGTTCGGTGACTATGTGCCACACGCACATTATGTCGAACGACTAAGGGATAGTGGAGTTAAATACACATGGCAGTGTGAACCGGTATACGGTACGTATAACGGAGAGAAAAGAATAGTAGGTGCTAAAGGTACTATAACTATTGAAGGCATGGGTAGTTATGATGGATTCGGTGATGTCGATACATTTAAGCTAGGCAATGATAAATTCAATGATGGTACTAATCTTAAAGACGCAGAATCTGATGCATTTAAACGTGCATGTATGCGTTTTGGTTTAGGCGTTGAGCTATGGTCTGGTTCAGTACAGTCAGAAGAAGAAGCTACAGCAGTAGCATCTGATGGTTACACTCAGGAAATGGCTGAGAAAGACGCTAAAGTCGAAGTACATAAAGTAGATATGCGTAAGAAAGAAAATAAACCTTCAAAGGAAACATTAGAACGTATGAAAGCAATTGCTGATAGCGTTATTAATGAGCCAGAAGAAGCACCTTTCTAATGCAAGACCTTAACTTTATTACACAAACTGTTGCAGAAATGACCTCTAGGGTCGAATCTACAGAAACTGTTAATAAAATAATAGGTACTGCAAATCAGTATGCACAAATTAAAAAGTTTCCAGCCAGTAAAGAACTCTGGTCTGATGAACAGGTCGGAGCTTATCTTGACATGATTGAAAGAATGCTTGATTTACCTACAGAGTTTACTCAAGCAGAGTTTGAAACAATGTCAATACAAGAGAAACTAAGTGCAGCTGGAATAGAAACAGTAGACATTACTAACGGACCACAAACTCCTGAAGGTATTGTCGGAGAGGTAGTAAACCAAATGGCTGAACAAAATAAATACAGAGATGACCTTAAATGTCCTTACTGTCAACAGATGGTATATGACAATCGTAACAGTAAAAGGTCAGATAAAAGTCCAGACTTTACTTGTAGCACTAATGACCCTACAATTTGCGGTGGTCATACAGGCAAGTGGCGCAAGTCTTGGTGGATAGATAACAGTGATATACCAGAAGAATGGGGTATCTAATGATACCTGAATACTTTAGAGGTGAAGCAATACCTGCGTATATCAAAAGTAAAACACAATTGGTTGCTTATGTATTAACAAGATACATGGATGAAGAACCAATATCTAACTGGGAGTTTGTAGCAGAATTATACTGCCACAGATTCGGTGGTATTATCCATAATCTTAGGCAGGAAGGTTACAAGATAACTACTTTACCTAGTAAGAAACGTGGGTTAGTTCATTACTATTGTACTGAATTACCTACAAAGAAAGCTGCTACCATTAGCTAATGATAGAAGTATTGGTCGGTTGTATGATACCTATGTTTATTACAATCGATACATTACCGGAGTACAAGGAATGTATGGAAGTGGCTTCTAAAGTCGAATATGTGTTAGAACATACAGACCTTGTACAAAGGTACTTTCAAGAGGACGACATCTTGCAGGCACTAAATGTAATTTACTGTGAAAGTTCAGGAATACCTGATGCAGTAGGCGAGAACACAAATGGTACTGCAGATGTTGGACTCTGGCAATTCAATGATAATACATGGGCTTGGTTAAAACCTAAGCTTGGTATAATTAGTAATAGAACTAATAAAGAAGTATCTACAGCAGTGGCTTCTTGGTTAGTCTACAATGATGGATGGCATCATTGGAACAGTAGTAAACACTGCTGGAAGGGATATAAAAATGAAATGTTGTGGTTACAAACTAGAGAAAGTATGCGTAGTAACTGACCAAGTTTACTGTGATTACTGTGAGAAAGTATGGGGTCACATAGATGAGTTTATTTAATAATGCAAGAAAAAATATTAATGATATTCGTAACTTACAATGTGATATATGTGGTAAAGCATACTTCACTAATTTTACAAGAATTAAATATTGTGACGAATGTATTGATGATTTAGAAAAGGAGTTAGAAAATGGCATCCCAGAAAATTGATATAAACAAAATAAATATATTTAACAATCCTAAGTTTATGAAAGTATGGGCAAAACAATTTGACCAGGCATGTGGTAGTGATGTGTTTAACGTACCACCAGACATGGCAAAGCTTAGGTTTTTAATGGATAAATTTGTTGTAGATTATAACTTTCATCTAGAACAATTAGAGGAGGAATAATGAATAAAACTTATAAAATACTTGTAAGATTTGATGCTGAAGATTGGGATGACGCTGTTAGCGTTGTAGAAAATATGTATATAAAAGATTGGATATCAGAAATGGAGGAAGAATAATGCATAAAGGAGGAATAATGCAAACTAAATTTGCATCTAAAGAAGCTATATACCACATTACACCTGATAAATCTACACAACGATTTAGAAGTTGGATAAATAAAAAAATAAAATTAGCTGCAAGTCTAGATAAATTTGGAGGTAAACGTTTACTAGGAGTAACAGATAATAATACACCTATATGGGTTAGCTATAGTATTGACAGAGAAACATTGACATGTGACATAACACTATCTCATTCAATGAATACTATACGTAAATCTAAGTTATGTCCTAGACGTATTACTGTAGCTACAGGTGAAAACTTTACGTTGATAGACAATGCTATGCGACCAACAAGTAAACCTGACCATGGTGAAGTAACACAACGTACATTAGATTACATAGAAAAACTAATGTCATGTAATGAATCAAAGATATATTATGAAGATAATAAATGTACAACAGGAATGTTTATGAAGATATCTAATACAATATACGAAGGTTCACCAGAAAACTTACGAGTTAGATGGACTGATATAATGAAAGCCTGGAATTTACCAAAAGGAAAGTACTTTAATATCTAATGAATAACTTGTCACAAATGCGTGAAGAAGCTCTTAAAAGGGCTGGAGGACGCTGTGAATGGGCATATTGTAACGATAATAAATGGTTAGAGCTAGCACATATACAAGGTATAGGTATGGGTGGTAGTAAGTCACGTAAGTTTGATATGAATAATGTAGCTATCTTATGTAAATGGCACCATGATATATATGATGGTAGGCAATCTAGTGGACATAGTAAAGCCTACAGAGATTTACTTAAAGGTTTTTTAAAAAGAGAATTTAACGATTAAAAAGTCTTAGCGACCTAGTTTATTTCTAGCTATTTTTAGTGCGTCTTTAGAGTTAACACCATAAAGTTTTACTTTTTGACCAGTAACTTTACCTTTCATAAGCTTGCTATATTGTTTATCAAATTGTGATTCTATTTTACGATAACCTGCAGCTTTTTCTCTAGCCCATTTTTCATCACCAAATATATCTACATAACTACTATTAGCTATAGCTTTAGCATAACCTTCATATTGAATAGCTTTAGATTCAGCTTTTTTAGTAAGATACTTAGCTTGACTTTGTCTACGTTTTAATTCTTGTTGACCAAGTCCAGCATAACCTTGACCTGTAGCTTGAAGAGTAGCTATTTTTTCTAAATATTGTTGTTTAGTTTTAGCCATTATGGATTTAACTTAGTACCTTGATTAGAAGAATTTCTATCTTGCCATACAGGTAATGTAGGTGGAAATTTTTTTTGGATTTGTCTTAATTGTTTACCTCTTTTAGTTTCTAAAGGAGAAATTTTACCACCATCTAATGCATGAGTATCACCTCTACCTGCAATAGTTCTACGATAATCTTTACGGTCAGGACTATTAAGTTTTGTACGCATTTCTCTAATACGTGCAACATATTCTTCAGGTCCTCTTTTAATTGATTGTTTTGCTTTAGGCATTACTTACTCACTTTCTTAACAGGTTTAGCTAATTGTTTTTTAGCAAACTCTTTAATTACTACTAAAGCTGCAGACGCACCTGATATTGCAGCTAACTGTACTGTATCAGCATCTACACCAACTAATGGAGCAACTGTTAATGCACCAATAAATGCTTCAACAAATGTCCATAATGTTTTTTCTAATATAACTTTATATTCAGCATTCATTATTTAAAATAATCCTTTTCTTTTTTATTACGGTTTACTAATCCTGAGTATAACATTAATCCTGCTGAGATGTTAGGATTTCTTTTTGCAAAATTACTAGCGACTATAGCAGCACTTGCAGCTGCTTTCTTAACAATAGCAGGGTCTACATTAGCTAAATTTTCTATTGTTTCACCAACCTCAGCTAAATATGTTTTTAAAATTCTAGGATAAGATTCTTCATATTTTTTAACGTATGCTTTTGATTGCTTTATGTCACCTAAATCTGTAGCTTTCATACTAGAAGCTGGTTTGTTTACTCCTAATGGAGAACCAGGGTCAGGAAGACCAGCAGTTGCAGCAGCAACTCTAGGATATCGGTTTCTAAATTCAGCAGTAAAATCTTTAGTAGGTTCTTTTTTAATACCAGGTTGTGCTTTTTCTATTTCTGTACGATACTCCTCAGTAAGTCCATAACCACCAGCTCTACCTAAAGATGGGTTGACAGGAAATGCTTTACCTTTATCTATTTTACCTAAAAATGTTTCACCAGGCATATCAGCAGCTACAGGCATAATGTTTTGCCTCATTTTTTTAAGAGTGTTTTCCATATTTTTTACATCTTTTTTAAGACCTTTTATTTCAGCTGCAGATTCAGGAGTACTAACACCACGTAAATGCATTTTTTTACTAAGGTCTTCTAAAAATTTAATCTTTTCTTCAGCACGAGTTTTTTCACGAACTAATTTTTGTCCAGCTATAATTTGTTTATCATCTAATGGCATAGCCATTTCAATATTTCGTAAACTTGTTACTTTAGCTTTACCACCAGTAGGTAATACATCACCTTTTTTAACAACTTTTTTTTCTGGTTGTACAGGACCTGCATCACTAAGAATACCTTTAGTTTCACCCCAGTAATCTGACATATTTCTTACATAAGTTTTAGCATCTTTGCTAGTTAATCCTGATTGTGTTTGTTCAAATGTCTTATCATAAAAATTTTCAGAAGTAGCTTTGCCTACATCTTCAGTCATAGATTCTAAAACAGTTTTACCTGATTTATTAACAGATTTATCAAGTTCAGATAATACTTCTGGTTGTTTAACACCAGCTTTTATAACACTTTCTACAGCTTCAGCTTCTTCAAGTGGTTGACCAAACATAGCTTTTTCTATTTCTAAATTAGTTTCTAATTCAGCAGCTTCTTCTGCTAATGCAGCACGTACTTTAGGGTCTATGTCTTTTACTTCTGTCAAATACTTATCAATAGTTGCAATTTCTTCTTTATAAAATGCTGTACCTTTTTTAATTTCAGATTCTGTATAGTATTTAGGAGCAGCTGATTCAGCTATTTGTGCGCCTGTAATACCTGATGGTGTGCCAGGAATTTTAGTTTTTAATCCAGCTCTTCTATTTATTTCTTCATCAATAATATTTAGTACGTCTTTATCACCTTGAAACATACCTTTTAAAGATTGTAATTTACTAACACTAGCTTTACTTATAAAATCAGAGTAACTACTACCTTCTCTACCAGAAACTCTACTTACAGTTTGTGTACCAAAATCTTCTATTTGTGTTTGATTAGCTAGTCTATCAAAACCTTGTCCTTCAACTTTATCACTACCACCATAATCAATATCTAATTCAGAACTAGCTTCATCAAAATCTAATCCATCTTCGCCCACTATATCTGGGTCAAATTCTTCTCCGAGTTTTTTAGAACCTGTAAAAGGAATATTTCTTGGCATTATATCATTCTCCTGCCGTCTAGTTTAGCAGATAAAATCTGAACTTCACCACTTATCTCTTGTAATTTTTTCATAACTGTACTTGCAAGTATTACATCATCAGTTGACTTATTAGATATATCTTTAACGTTACCATCATAATCTATATATTCTACTTCTACATCTAATCCTGATTCAATAGCAGCTAATACACGAGGATATACAAGTTTATATGCATCACGACTAGCACCTATAAACCCATCTTTTTTCACAAGGTTACTTTCTTGT